GCAGTTGCAGAGCCAACTGTATTAACTAATGATATTGCCATTTTGTTTTAATTTTTTTGGCTTTTTTGTTTTTTTTAGTTTGAGAAGTTGAGAAGCCGCCTTTTGTTCAGCAGCTTCCCTTTCTCTAGCTAACCTAAATGTAGCTATACCCATTACTTTCTAAACGCACTAACAGCAGTTGAACTTGTAACTCTAAAAATAAAAGTTCCAGACGTATCTGCAGTTATATCTGGTTCGCCAACAATAGTGACATTTGATCCAGCAGTAAGTGTGTATTTATGAGTTGATGCTGCTTTGTTAACAACAGTTAACTCAAAACATTGACCTACTTTGTTTTGAATACCAAGAGCTGTAATAATTTCAGCTGCAGTTGGTGTTGTAATAGTCCTATTACCTGTAGGAGTTCCGTCAACAATACCTTCAATCAACTCTGCAGTTGTTAAAGTCATTGCTGCATTTTCCGTTTTGATAACTTTCGTTTTTGTAAGTTGACCAAAAGGAGGGTTTTGTAATTCAAAAATACTAGCCATAATGTGTTACCTCTTAATCTAATGGTGAAGTTACAGTAGCCCTTACGATACCAATATTCTTAGTTTCGTAAACTTTTTCCCAGTTTGTAGCAACTTCAAGTTGTGTTCTTGTTGGGTTTGTTGTTGTAACAGCCCACTTTAAACCTACTGGGTGATAAATGTAAGCCATTTTAAATGAAACTACATCTTCAAAAGCAAGAACGTCTTCATCAACTTTAGTTACTAAAGCAGATTGTTCGCCCGTTGCTACAGCTCCTTGCTGGAAAAAATACACACCGTATTCAGTAGAAGCACCAGAACCAGATTTTGGAATATCATCAGAAACAATAATATTCATTCCCATATATTGTGGAACTGAAACATCACCATAAGCACCAGCAGAAGAACCGCCGAAAGCATTAACTGTACTTGCACCTGATGGAGCAGTACCTAATCTTGCTTCAGAATTAGTAACATAATCTAATGCTCTTCTTTCTTTAAGTGCATAAAACACTTTTGAATGCATTGCAATAGTTGTTAACTTGTCTCCTTGATCGCCAAGTAATGACTGAGCTTTTGATACAGTTCCAGCACCTAAGGCTGAAGGAGTATCACCAGATTCTGAATCAATACAAAGATCAAATAAAGCAGAAGAACTATTATTTGCAGTTAAAGAACCGAAAGCACCTTGTAAACAAGAATACAAATCTTTTTGTTTTTCATTGTTTATATAAGCACCTATTTTTTGTCTAATTGCAGCTATTGGGTCAGGTGAATTTGAACCAATTTTTTGACCTGCAAGTTGTCTTGCAGAAAAAGCATCACCAGATGTAAGAACAACACCAATTTGGCTACTTTGTTCAATTTTATTTGGTGTAAGTGAAGAACTATCATTCAAACGAGTGAAGTTACCACTTAAATTTGCTTTATAAAAAGGTATATTGACGAAATTTCCGCCATTTGGTGAGCTTAAATTTAGCTCAGGTAGAGGTGCTAATACGCCACTTTGAAGAAAACTATCTGTTAAGGTTGTCTCTTCAATAATGCTATTTGCAAAAACCTCTGGAACAATAATGTCCGCTAAAGTAGTTGCCATTTCAAAATGAAAATAAAAGATTTATAAAGTTGAGCACAGCTCTCTAAATCTCAGCACAGCCTTAATTTAGTTTTTAAAAATCAGCACAGCCAATTTTGTTATTACTAAAACTATACCTTAATAATTATTATTTGTAATCTTTAGCAATTCTTTTTGCTTCAAGCCAAGCATCACGACCATATTTTGCATGGATTTCATGTGCTGCTGTATCTTCTCCTTGTGCCATTCTTTTTAATAAATTTACATCAATTCCACCAATACTTCCAGAAGGTGTTTTTGTTGTTCCAATAGGTGCACCAGAACCAACAGGTGGTTGATTTTTTAAAGCCCAAGGTTGTAATTGTTCTTTTACTGCTTCTTGTAATGGTTTTGAAGTAAATCCATCATTTGATAAATAATTTACAGATCCATCTTGTTCTACTTTTATTTTGTCTCTATCTAATTTTGCCATTGCATAATCAGGATCATGAACAAGGTCAGATAAAGCAGAAACAGCAGGGGTAATAAGTTTTAAATCTTTTAATTCATTTTTTAAAGATTCGATTTCGCTATCTTTTTTTTCAATAACTTCTTTAAATTGAGCTTCTCTTTTATTTAATGCTTCAGAATTATTTCCTTTTTCCTCCAATCTTTCTTGTTCAACTTTTTGTTTAAATTCAATTAATGCCTGAACGTCAGTACCTTCTGGTAAACTTGAAAGATTTTTTTCAATACTAGCAAATTGCTGTTTTTCTTCAACAATTTCTCTATTTTTTCTTTTTAATAATTCAATTTCTTGCTTTAAAGCAGCTTCATTTGAATTTGTTTCAGGTTTTGTTGCGGGATTTTCTTCAGCCATATTAAATATTTAAAGTATTTCTAATATACATTGTTTTTAAAAAATTAGCATTTCCAACGTTTTAAAGCTTTATTTATTCTGCTATTAGGATCATTTGCTTTTTTACTTCCAGTTAATTTTTTCTTCATTCCTTTCATACGACTACAAAATGATTTTCTTCTATTAGCTGATTTACTTCCGGGCTTAACTTTTCCTGTAACTGGTGCTTGTAAATTTCCTCCAGTAGCTTTATTATATTTTGCGCGCCCTTTAGCAGTAAGACCACCTTTTTTTGATTTATCAGCCTTTTTGAAATTTACTACTTTTCTTTTTGTTGTTTTTTTCATTTTTTTGTTTTGGTTTTGCGTTTACGTCGCATTTGAAATGAAATCTTTTTTTTTCTTGTTTTAGCTTTTGTAAATTTTCTTTTTTCGGTTGGGCTTAACTCTGAAAGTGTTTTGGGCGTTTTATTTGAAACTCGTTTAGTTGGTCTGCAGGCAGGATAACCTTTTCTTTTTTTTTCAGATTTTTTTCTTCCGCATGGTTTACCAGTTTTAACATCAACCCATTTTTCTTTAAACCAATCAGTTAAACCTCCTGAAGCCCTACTTTTTTTTGCCACGTTTAGCACCTTTTTTAGTTTTTGCTTTTGGCTTGTTAACAGTAGTATAACCTCCGCCAGCCTTTTGATAAGCTTGAACTAATTGAGCACTAGCATAAGCACTCGGCCATCTTTTTACACGTGCTTTAACTTTAGCTTTTACACGTGCATACAGAGCTGGATCGGTTGGCTTGTTTACCTTTGCCATTATTTTTTAACAGCTTTTTTTTTTCCTTTCTTCTTTTTAGGTGGTCTTCCAACCATTTTTCCATACGAACCTTTACCAGCAGGCATAATTTTTAAAAGCAACTAATAATAGTTTACCTTTTATTTCTTTTTTCGTCTTGTTTTTTTCTTTTTTTTACCAGCTGTTGATAAAGCAATAGCAACTGCCTGAGCATTTGACTTGCCTTCTTTTTTTAACATCTGTATATTTTTTGAAATTATGTTTTTTGATTTACCTTTTTTAATTGGCATTTTCTTTTGCTAACTCTTCTAATGTTAACGTTGATCCATCAGATCGCACAAATTTACGGAAAACATCTGTAGGATTATTATTTTTTAATTCTGATCTATATATTTTTGATTTTTCAATACCAAATACTTTATTTTGTGTTGGTATATCTTGTTTACTTAGCCACACTGCATAATTTTCTGATGCTGGTATAAGTTTTCCTCTAGTAGATAAACCTGTTTTACTAGGTCTTTGAAGACCGCCAGATAAATCATCTTGGTCTAAACCAAATCTATCTAAAAATTCATCTTTAATAATTGGAACTATTGTTGAACGACAATTAAAATGTTGAGGAGGTTGTGGACCTTTACCCATTTCAAAAATTTGACCATCTAACCGACCACAAATAGCTGAAGTTCTACTATCTAAAGTTGCTACATATTTATAACGATCTACCATATCAGAATTTGCTTTAAAAACACTATTAATTGCTGAATTACTTACTTGATTAATACTGGTCCTTACAATAGTGTCAATTTGATTATTAGCAATAGTCGTTCCAATACCTCCTCGAGCTTTTATTTGTTCAAGTGTTCCAACAGCTTCAAAATTTAATTTTCCACGTAACTGTTTAGCTATTTGAGCAGTTGTTTGATTAGAAAGTAATCCAGTTCTTACAGTATTAGTAAAAACTTCAGATTGAGATGCAGCGATTCTTCGAAAAGCAGTTCTTACATTTACTCCATTAGGTAAATTTATTACAGCTCCTTCTCTTGCAGTTAAACTAAATTTTGGAATTGTTCCAGTTTGCACAACAAATTCTTCGGGTAAAGTAAAAACATTTATTTGACGCGGATCAGTATTAACAACGCTTTGTGCAAATTGAGGACTTATTTCAACAGTTCTTACTGCATTTTTTGTTCCGGCGCTTGGTAATACTTTTGTTAATTGTTCTCTTATAAATTCAGATTGAAGTTCAGCTAATCCTTGTAATTCTTGAGAAATAATCGCAGAACTACTTTCAGCCCATGTATTTAAACTTTCTTGCAATTGAAGTAATATTGTTCTTTGTCTATTAACAGCAGAAGGAGTTAATGTAAGTTCACCAGCATCAAATTGTTTTAATTGATCTGTAATTTGAATAATTATATTGTTATATTCTCGAACTATTTTTAAAGCTACGCCATTTTCATATCTATTTAAATTTATAGCATTTCTATATAATGCTTCTGGTATTCTTTGTTGTTCTATAGCCATTATTCATTTTCAGTTGTTGTTGCTCTTTCGTCAGTTTCTATTAATCCTCCCATTTGTGTTTTATTAATCATTTCTTCTATATTAAAATCTTCACTTAATACTTCACCTTCAACTAATTTTTTTAATAATTCTTCCTGGTCTATAACACCTTGGGCATAAATTTTTAATAAAGCATCTACTCCTTGAGGTTCTAAACTTGAATCAACAAAATCTCTATTAACAAAGCTAGTGCCTGCAACACTTTGCTTTTCAAATAAAGCATGGAATCTTAAACAATTATCAACTAAATCTTGTATTTGTTGAGATAAAACCATCATTGTGCTGTCACCTTGAGACCGACTAATTCTTTTAGATTGAGCAGTTTCTGCGCTCATTTTTTGACCTAAAATCGCTGCTAAACCTAATTCATTAATTTGATATTCTAATTTATCAATACGATCTCTTTGTGCTTGAAAGCTATTACCATTTGGTTCAATATAACTTGCTGAACTTCCTTCAGGTAAAGATAAAGCTTCACTTGGTCCAGCACTTACTTCTTCAGCTGCAGCTGGAAATCCAAAGAAAGCAAGCATTGGAACTGCACTTATATGTAATTGATTATCATAATCGCTTTGAATTTGATAACTTTTAATGTTTAATTCAGCAATATCTTCTAATGGAGGTCTTGATTCATAAATTCCAACTTTATTTGAATATGCAACACTAAATGGAATTATATCTAAACTCGTATTTCCTTCATCTACTTTTTTAAAATCACCATCATTATTACGTTGAAATAATTTAAAAGTTCCAGGCTCTAATACACGTATTTGTTCAATTGTTTCTTCACCATATAATCCTTTAGGTTTTACTATTCTTTCAGTTAATCTTAATTGACTTAATTGTCTCTGTCCATTTTTTATTTCTGTTCTCCAACCAATAATGTCTCTTGGTGTATATGGAATCCAATAAGGTCTGCCACCTTCTGCGGGAGCATCAACTAATACACCAATATGTCCATAGCGAATACATAAACGAGTAATATTATAAATAAAATTAGTTAAATTATTTCCTTCTAGGTCAACATCAAATAATTGCTCTTCAATTGTTTCAGGAACCTCATTTAATCTTACAGGTTTCCGAGTAAGCATGCCTGCAAGCATTCGTTCCATTCTTACAAAATAAGGTGGGCAAACAGATCTACTTAATCTAACATCGTAACTTTCATCTTCTTCACGCGGTTCTTGTCTTAAGTAAAGTCTGCTTTTTCCTCTTATTTTACTTGTGCCTTCAATTAAATCTTCAATAAGACCCCAATGATTTTGCATATTACGCCATGCTTGATTTTGCTGCTGTACTTCAGTTACTTCTATATTAAAACTATCAATTTTATTATTATAAAATGAACTAAACATGGTTTTTACTTTAATAATATCAGGTCTTTAATAAATTTTAATGCCTGTTTTATTTCCTGCTCTACTATAAATCATATTAAACTCTCTGTAACATAAATATCCAAGTGCATCATTTAAGTGGTCATAATTATTTTGTTTATCTGGATCACCTGTCTTTTCATCATAACTTTGAAGTTCTAAACATTCAATTAAGCGTCGGCAACTGGCATGAATCGCCAAACGCACCCGTCCTTTAGAGTTTTCCAATAATGCTTGTAATGTTTGTACTCTATCCTTGATTGGCGGATTACTTCGTAACGCCATATTTGTAAATCCATAACTTTGCAAAATTGCAATATCAGTTTTGGAAGCATTAATTGTTGACCTTGCTGCGCCACTTGCATCTGGATAAACTAATATTTTATTAAAAGGATAACGTCTTTTTATTTCTGTAGCTAGGGCATCTGTATCTTTTTGTTTTGTTACTTCATCAATTACATATAATTTATCTCCAGCAGAAACACAAATAGCAGCATTACAATTCATCACGTTAAAGTCAATTCCAATTTTTAATGTTTCATTTTCAATAGGAAATGGTAATTCATTTATTAAATGTTTATTTCGATCAAAACGAGAATATACAGCTCCAGTAGTAAGGTTTACAAATTCGCCATTTAAATATGCTTTTATTAATTGTGGTGGATAATTCTCTTCTAATGAAGGAATAAACGTATCAGGTAAAAATGGATTATCTTTTGTTTTGGCCTTTATTAACCTGGTATCTTCTTTTTTATTTTTTTCAAATGTTTCAAACGCCCAACCATGACCTTCAGGAGTTGTAGTTGCATAAAATTGTTGAATATTACCTGATCTTAATCTTGCAAGAGCCATGTTCATTGCTTGTTCCGCATCTCTTTTTGGAACTGTATCTGCCTCGTCAAATCCCACTGCACATAAATTTTGTCCGCGTAAACGTTGATATGTCAAAATTGTACGTAATAAAATTGTGTGAACTCCTTCTTTAAATTGAAGTTGGTATTCAGGTAAAGGCGAAGCTCGAAAAGTATAAGGTATTTCCCATTCTTCTAATAAATCGTTCATAGTTCTCATTAAAATATCACGAAGCATTGGTGCCGTTGGTTCAAAAATAGCTGATATATGACCTACATTTTTAGCTGCTAATAAAAAAGATTTTGAAACTAAAGCATAAGTTTTACCAGCACCAAAACCACAAACTAAAGCTAATTTTCTATGATTAGTATCTTCACAAAATTGTTGTTGATGCGGTAGTAATTTGCTTTCAATTTTTGTAATTACATCATTAACAGAAGGCAGTTCAAACATACCTCCACCACTTAAAATATGACCTTGTTTTAAAGTATCTAAAAAACTCATGAGCAAAGATCAGCTAATTTAGCTGCAGTATTTATACAACCAAGAGCAATATTAAATTGACCAGAACTTCGTGCTTCCATTTGTAATGTTGAAAGTTGAGCTAACAAATCAGCAATCATTTGTGGTCTTTCCATATCCCAATCTTTTTTGATATCTTCTCTAGCTTTTTTTAAATAATTATCTACAGTACCTTCAGACACCCCCCAGTTTTCCCTAGCATATCGCAAGCAATCAGACCTTCTACCGCCTCTCGCAATTATCCGAGAAAGCTTTTGTACTCTGATATCTATCTCAATTTTGCTTGATTCAGAAGCTGCCATTTAATTATTTTCTGTTTTAAACCAATGGTTGTATATTTCTAATGCTACACGTTGAGTCATAAAAGGGGGAACACTCATACCCATAACATAGCGCGGGTTAATTTTTAAAAAGTTAAAATCTTCAGGAAAAGTCTGTATTCTTTTACTTTCTTCTGCACTCAAAGTACGTGGCGATTGCCAGTGAGTTAATCCAGAATTTGCAATCATAGTAGGTGCAGGTTGATTAGGATTTAACATAATAGAAGTAAAAAAATAACCTTTACTATGAGCTTTAGATAAACTTTGTCCAGGCTTTACTTTATGCCACAAAGCTCTAGCTACAGGACCTATTGGTTTTACAAAAGATTCTGAATTTATTCCTTCAAAAGCAGTTTTACAAGAAATAGGTCTTTCTTTAAATGTAGGTTTAAAAGATTTTAAATTTAAATCTTTTCTACGTGCAATAAAAAAAGTTCTTTCTCTTTTCTGCGGAACGCCCATAGCAGCAGAATTGAATAAAAATAACTGAGTTTCATATCCTGCTTCGATAAAATTATTAAATATTTCTTTTACATAACCTCTAGCATTACCAGCTATAAGACCTTTAACGTTTTCTGCTACTACAATTCTTGGCTGAAGTAGTTTAGCAGTTTGAATAAAATGAAAAAATAAATCATCTAATCTTTGATATTTCTGACCTTCTCTAAATTTAAATTCTTTTCCCCATTTTTTTTCTCTTTTACCTGCCATGCTAAAAGTAGAACAAGGCGGAGAACCATCTAAAATATCTAAATTTTTTAATTCTTCTGGTATATTTTCTAATTTATTAAACTCCTGGACTCCCATCATATAGCTATATTTAGGATTATGGTTAGCTCTATAAATATCCATCATTTCTTTATCAATTTCT